GCATCATCAAGCTTGTTGACTGAAGTACTAATCATGGCAAGCAGTTCCTTGCGATCCACATCACTTGCTGCTTGATGCTGCATAAGCATATTGACTAAGCCTGCAATGTTGGTCAATGGCTGCCTTAACTCATGGCTTAGCATGAAGCGGAACTCCTCAAGTAGTGTCTTCTGCCTCTCATGCTCATGCGAGCTGATGGAAGTTACATCCACTATCTGGATGCCAACAAAGTGAAGAGTGTCATCAATCGCAAAGCAATTCCAAACATTATATCTGTCTGAAGTGTTCTTCTGTCGTGTGCGAGCATAGACTCTTGAAGGCTCAGGCGAATGCTTGCGAGCTCTTTCAATAGCTTCAATGAAGTCGATTTTGTCACCTTCAATGCTTATGATATCCGTTATTTTTGTCGGCTTAATATGGCTGACATAGTTCTTGAAGAGTTCATTGTTGGTGAATATCTTCCCATCACTATCTGTCACCACATAAAAGAGGTCGATTGAATGTTCTAAGATGAAGAGCGAAGACATGCAGAGAGTTCGCTATATAGATTATTCCATGCGCCCATTGAGCTCCATGCCCATTGCGCTGTGAGGTAGATGGTAAAAGTCAATAGCAAGCCCATCACAGGTCCATCCATTGTCGGTTGATATTCTGCAAACTCAGTGCGAGGCTTGATGATTATCTTTGCCTCTGGCTTTGGTGCAAGCAAGAATGCAGAAGTGCTTGGTGTGATTGTATCGCTTGCGTATATCTGTTGCATTGGCTTTGGCTCTGGTATTGGTTCATCGGCAGGAAGCTCATAAGTTTGCCCCCATTGATTAGTGCAATATTGCTTGCCAAAGATAGTGAATTTCAACATTGATTGATACACAACCTTCGGCTCAATGTGAATTGTATGATGATGCGTATGGACTTTACAGCCAAGACCTACCACGCAACCCTCATCAATTGTAGTATACGTTGAGTCTCTTCCTTCATCCATTTTCGTTTGCTTTAGGTATGTATCCTGCGGCCACCATTGCGGCCACAATTGCTGCAAGTGTCTCTGTCGTTATTTGCTTGAAGATTAATGCAAACACGCTCGACAGAATCACAAGAGAGCCAACAGTTGGCCTCCAGTGCTTAACGAATATATCAAGCACTTGCCTCGGTTTGCTGACTCTTCTTGCCGCCATAAATGGTTAAACGATTTTTGTAAAGTATAGTTGCGCCTCTTTTTTCCTTCTTCTTACAAGCCCAGTGGATACCTCTCCGCCTGCCCTGTTCCACTTTAGGAACTCTGCTGCAATCTTCGGGTCGTTTGGGTTGGCTTTTACAAACCTCAACAATTGAGACTTAGCAAGGTTTGCTGCGCCCAGGTTAAAGCAGAAACTTACAAGGGCATCAAACTGATTCTGATTCACCTTCGTTGTATTAAGCAGTCCAATGACAGCAGCTTCAAACTCCTTAAGGTGATCCTTGAGAAGTTGATTCGCCTGCGTGTTGGTAATGGTCTGCCCGAGCTTCACCTTGCTGCCGTCTGCATAGAAGGTTGCGCCGTAGCCGATGGTAGGTACTCCTGCCGAGCAGAGGTAACTGGTCAAGCGCAAGCCTTCAAACTCCTGTATTAGTCGTATGCCGTTGTCAGACGATTTCATCGTTTAAAGATGCAAATGAAATTACCATTACCAATGGCACCTGCACTATAATCTCTACAACCAATTGTTACAGATTGTGTACTATTATTTTGCGCTGCATCCATATATTCAGTACCTAATGATTTCGGTGATGGATTAGCTATAAATGAATTTGGTTTAACTAATGTAAAATTATTTATAATTTCAGGCAGGTTAATAGTAAATTCCCCACTTGTAGATGCAACAGCTAATTCAAAATCAAAGTAAAATCCAAATGTAACTGATTCACCAACACGTGACCAATTACCCTCATAGGTTGTAACTGCAGTAATATTAATTAAGTTACTTATAACTGGTGTGAATACACCACTCGATACACTAAGCGATGCCGTTAAGTTCCCCACCTCAATCTGCTTGGATGTTCCTTGAGGCGATTCAGTTGTGTCGCTGATGTCAACAATGTATAATAGGTCATCACTTGCTGCCGTAGCAAGTGGGGTTAAGTCGGTAATCTTTACTCCTGCCATGATGTTATGCGATTAAGTATGTGCCTTGAATATTGTTAATGATTTTTATCTTTTATAGATTGCAGTAAGATATAGCAGTCCATCTGTTGCTGAACTTCCAGTACCTAAACTATTAATATTGATTGTTGCTTTTAAATCATTTTCAACTATTCTTAAAGAAAATGAATTCGACATATCTTGATTTACTGATATGTTAAAACTATACCAATCTAAAGCAAAATTATTTACCTTTTCAGGAAAGTCAATTTGAAACTCTCCTAATTGGTCTTCACCAACACCAGTTGCAGAAAGAGTAAATTCAATATTGCATCCATAATTTATAAACTCACCAATCCTTAAATATGAACCTTCGTTTATACCTAATGCGCTGAATCCACTTGTATCTGATTCAGTCGATTGAAAAACATCACTCGCAACATCAACAATATTACCCACCTCTATACTCTTTGATGTTCCCTCAGGGCTTTCTGTTGTATCACTTACATCGACAATGTAAAGCAAGTCATCACTTGCCGCCGTAGCAAGTGATGGTAAATCTGTTACTTTAATTCCAGCCATGATATTATTTGTTTAAGATGTAGTTAACTGCTTTGGTTGAGTTGGTAAAATTAATTCCGTTAAATGTGAACTGATTCACATTAAGCAAGAACGTGCCGACATTAGTGCCGAGATGCAAGCTGTTGTCGTCAACCACCTCGCATAGTTCTACATTGGATGCTATCGCACCAATTACCGATGTATAGAAGGTTACGTATCCACCTTCAAGAGTTATATCTATCATAGTTTTTCGATTGAATAAAATGAACCATAATTTACATCTGTTGCACCACCACTTTGAATAGCAAAAACAAAGTATCTATTTGCAGTCCAATTGATAGCCAAAGTAGATGGTGCAGTTGTTAAGTTTCCAATGTCTGTTGCTGCGTTTGTAGTTGCTGTTGCTAATACTTCGGTATTAGTTGTTACATTCTTAATTGCAAGATGCCTAAGCATTTGATTATAGAAGCCAGTTGCAGTAACAACAGTATACTGTCCAACAAGAATTGGTGTACCAGTTAAATCGGCAGTAGCATTTACGTAAATTCTAATTGTTTGAGCATTTGCATTTCCAGTCTTACGAGTTCTATAAGTGACTCTAATAACATCTCCTGCAACAAATGTATTAGCTGCAATCAACTGAGTATAAACGGCAGTATTAGCAGCACTTGAGTACCCAGCAGTATCAAGACCTGACTTGTAGGTTGTAGGAACTGCAATCGTGAAAGTTCTATCGGCAGTCAAGTCTTGAGTAGTGCCATTGATAGTGATGCTTCTTGAATCGGGTACTGGAGTGAAGCCGAGTGCATTTTGTTTGCCGTTTATCTGCGTTTGAATGGCAGATGTTACCCCTTTGACATAACTTAACTCAGTAAGACTTGGATAGGTAGCTACTGGTAATGATGATATGATTCTTGCAGCAGTAAAGTATGCAATCTCATTAGTAGTTCCGCTTCCAGTTATTGCATCAACTGGTGTACCATCAAGATTCAATACCCAAGATGTATATGTACCACTACCAGTATGAGTCTTAATATTCACAACAAGCGCACCAGTAGTAGCATCATAACTTGTTACCTCACCATGCATATGATTAGCAGGATTATGTACAACAAGTATTTCTTGCAATGGAATATATGATAGATTAATATCTACTGCAAAACTTTTAGAGCCATTGCTTACGCTATTAGATGTAACAGATGATGTCTTATACCTATCTGATAATGAGTTAATAATTGGTGCTGCTGGGTTGGTATTATCAACACTAATATTAGTGCCTGAGTTGACAGATGTTACTGTGCCTACTGGAATGGCAGGGAATGGAGTCGGTGTTCCTAATCCGTCAAGGTAGTCTGTGACCAATCCCGTTGGCACATTAAACTTACCATCAAATGTATTCCAATCGGTTGAACTTAAATAACCATCTGTAGTAGTATTTGCTTGAGTAATTGATATATCAGGGTTAGTACCACCACTTGAAGACATTGGTGCAGTAGCAGTAACATCTTCTACAATGGTTGCTGGTAGAATTGGAATGGTAGGTTTATTTAATATCTGATTGTTTCCACTTGTTGCATCCCAATCTATAGGTCTTTCAATGGTTTGAAAACCAGCACCAAGATTAGTCCAATATGTAGTATTGGTAGGTAGTAATGAATCATTGTTAGCAATACATCTGTAAATGTTGTTGTTATACCAAACTACATTACCTATCACATACTGATTGCCAGTTGATGCAAGATGGTCAGTTGAGAATGCAATGGCAGTCATTACACCGCCACCACCACCGCCACCAATTGCCACCAATGGATCTTCTGCCGTTCCGTTTCCTGTGATGGTAACACCATCAACAGCAACCTCAGTCAAGCAAGGTACGCAAGCAGGAAGGTCTGGAAGCGGAATGTCTCCTGTTGCGCAAATATCATAGCAGCCTTCCTCTGTGGTTGTGATTACTTGCACATCCATATCCACAGATACGCAAGCCCACTCATAGTTCGCTGTTAAGGTCTTTATCTCGTTTGCATATCCACTTGGCACAACCTCATAGTTGATGACTCCTATGCTCTGCTTGAATAATGGATCAGTGCCGCTCGTCAACTTGTAGACTCTCGAAGCAAGCCAATCCTGTGCATCTTCTGCATCGCAAGGAAGATGGCTCTTGCGCACGATGGCGTATGCAGTAAGCGGAAAGGTTGTGACATACAACTGCTTGCAGCCACTCATTCGATAAGCATCAGTTTTTGCTACTGTCACCTTGCCGCGCTTTGCCCAGAACAATGTGCCGTTTTTTGCATCAAAGTTGGTAACTACCTCCGCTTGACCATTGCCAATATAGTGCACCCAAGCTTTATCGTTGCCGTTCGCGTTAAGCTCGCAGAGATTAAATTGCTTGTCGAATATATTGGCGACTTCAACACGTTGATTGAGCCTTTCGATTATAGTCTTAAGTAGATTCATGGTTTAGAAATCTGGTTTGCTATTTGCTCAACTAATAAGTCTGCGTGTAACTGCAACATCCTTGCTTGCTCTTCCGCTGTTGGTTTGAATATTGTGCCGTAAAGTTTCTCCAATCCTTCTACCTTGCCTGCTTCATCTGCAACAGTGTAAATGGCAGAATCAAATCCTTCATTTATAACTGTTGTTTGATCCGTTGCAAATGACCTCTTAAGAAAGCCTGTGAGTTCCAATGGTGGTCTGCCGTTTGCTTGTTTAATCTTTGCGTATGCAGGAGTGTATGGCTTTGTCGGCAGGAAGTTGCCTGCTTGGTTTCTTCCTCTTCCAGTATCAATTCCAAAGATGCGAATGTACATCTCACGCCTCATGTCTTGCACTGCGAAAAATAGCGGAGTAAATCCGCCGTTCCACTCAGAGAACAGAGCATTGATTCTATCGCTTATCTCCTTCGGCGTTGCCATTATGGGAGAGCCGTTACGTATTTCATATTGCGTCTGCAATCAAAGCACGTATTGTCATCAGGCAGTCTCATATTCTGCAACATCGCTGTGAGCTCTTCGTTGTATCTCGTTGCTGCGATGTCACGCCCTGCAATCATTCCATCGTTGGGGTCTGATGTTGCAAAGCCAGTGTTCACGCTGACAGTTGTATTCACTCTCTGGTTTGGGCTTATTGTTAGGCCGTAGTTATAAATCTCAACCGCCGTTGCATAAGCAAGCGGCATTGCCATCAATCCGCCTATGCTGCATAGCCATGCTTCTCTATCGCAGTTTACATTGTAAACCAACGACATGCCTTGCGTGTACTTCTTAGATTTGGAACTAACAACATCAGTGCCGCTTACCGTTAACTCAATACCGATGGCATCCACAAATGGGCAAACGTGCACCGCTCTAAGGTTACCTCCGCAATCAGTGCAACTACCCTTCTTTGGAATCATTTTGGTGGTGTCGTAAAGCGACTCATAGACAAATGCCAGATCCATCTTGCGGCGATTAGCTCTGAAGGTCTTGCCGATAAACTGCTCAACCGCTTCCGATTGGTAGAAGAAGGAATCAATCAGCTTCAAGGTGCTCATGTCGTAGACAAATATCTCAACTGGCACTGACATCGTGTAGATGTCAATCTTGAAGTTTGATAAGTAAAAGTTAAGGAAGCTTGATGTGTTCGGGTCGATGGTCACTCTGATGCCTGTATACTTTCCTGCACCCACTGCAAGGTCCACATTGCTTGCGTTGGTCACTACTTGACCGATGCGCTTACCTTCAACAACTGTATCCGCCTTCATCATTGGATTCAATCGGGTTAACATATCGGTTGACATCTTGCGCCAAGCAAATGCTCGCTTTGCTTCAAACAGCTCAACTCCGCTGTTGTATTGGTCAGTTATTAGCTGCCCGAGTAAAGTTTGATTGATGCCAAGGTCGTCAATGTAAAGCCCTGTTGTTGGCTCTGGTCTATCGCAACCTTGCAAGCCGAGTAATGATTCGTAGCACATTGGCCTTTGATTTTTTTACAAAGATAAATAAAAAAGGAGAGGCTTGCACCTCTCCCTTAATTCATTGTGTCAGCAAATTATCGCCTCCTTGACCCAACAACTCATCCAAGCCTTCGCTCAGTAGAAATTGTGGGCTACCTATGGGTTTACGATAGACACGCAGTTAACGTAATTAACACCTGCGAACTTATCACCTGACTCATAGATGTCAGTTGGCAATGTTGCAAGAACTCCTGTTGCTGTCAACACGATTGATAAGTTGCCGCAATCATCCTTCATAGTCAAGTCAACTGGAACTCCTGCCGGTGTGAACACCAAAGTTTTAGAGTAGTTGCTTCCTGCCGTTGGAGTGATGCCTGTGTTCCACTCAGCTAAGTTGAATGACAACCACTGGATTGCTCCTGCTGTTGTAACCAACGCCTTAGATTGAGAACCTTGAGCAGCTGCCAAACGAGCATCATAAGCAAAACCGAAACCGTTCTGCTGAGTGATTGCAAGTAAGTCGATGCCGTACTGCGTGCAGCATCCTGCTGCCATCGCGTTTGCATAACGCTG